GATAGGGACTATATCAGCTACAGGTGATGTATCTATAGATGAACAAGTACCTGCCTGGATATGGCTACTAGCTATCTTAGGTTGGTTACTCCCTAGCCCTAGTGAGATATGGAAAGGTTTGGGTAATTTAGCATACTCAATTAAGAGATTTATAAAGGAATAATAAGATGACTTACAGAGAGATTATTAATTCAGTCTTACGTAGACTAAGAGAGGACACAATCAGTAGTGACTGGTCAGGTGCTCTATATGATTCTAATACAGTGACTGACTACCAAAAGTTAATTGGTGAGTTAGTTAATGATTCAAAGAAACAAGTAGAATCTTATCACGACTGGCAGGCTCTGAGAGAGACATTCAACATCAAGACTAAGGGTGGGAATATGCAGTATACTATGGGTGATGCTACTAGAGGTGCTGGTGTTAGCTTTAAAGTATTAGATGTGATATGTCAGGAGACTGGACAGGTACTAGACCAAGTTAATAATGATTGGATTAATACTAAGACATTCCCTCTAGCTGATATTGCTACAGGTAAGCCTACTAAGTATGCCTTCAACGGTATTTCACAGGCCTCTTCTTCTAGAGAACCGGACTTCAATGTAGACTTATATCCTGTTCCTACAGGAGTACAAACTATTTCATTCAATATCGTAGGTGCTCAGAAAGAATTAACTACAGCAGCACAGGTATTAAGGACACCTTCACAACCAGTCATCTTAGGTGCTTGGGCTAAGGCTATCGCTGAGAGAGGTGAAGATGGAGGTACTATATCATCAGGGGTAGCTGCAGAAGCTCGAGATTCACTAAATATGGCAGTACAGCTAGACTCATCTAATATGGAATATGAGAGAGACTGGTATGTCAATTAATGGTAAGGTCTTAAATGTAGTACCTTTAGATACTATCGGTATCAATGGACTAGACTCACAGACTAACCCTACAGCACTAGGAGCCACTTGGTTTACTAAGGCAGATAACATCGTATATACAGAAGGTGGTAAGGTTACATTCCGTAAGGGATTAAAACAGAAGTCATTAGATGGTGGTGCTAAGATTGGTTCTATGGTAGAACATTATAATGGTACATTAAATAAAATCTTCGGTGCTATCTCAGGTAATATCTATGAGTTAGACTTAACTGATGTAGATAATGTCTTCACTAATGTGTATGCTACTGGGGGTTCTACTTCAGACTGGCAGTTCCAAAACTTCAATAATGAATTAATTGCTTTCCAGGGTGGTGTAGATATGTTACACTACCACGGTGGCTCTTGGGACTTAATGAAGAACAATGGGGGCTATACAGCTCCTTCAGGTGTCACTACCTTCGACCCTTCTTGTGGCTTAGGTTACTATGGTAGAGTATGGTGTGGTGGTATCACTGAAGAGAAAGATGTCTTATACTATTCTGACCTATTAGATGCACACAAGTGGGGTTCAGGCTCTTCTGGTGGTATTGACCTCAAGACAGTTTGGGGTCACGATGAGATTGTAGCTATTCACCCTTATATGGGTAAGTTAGTTATCTTTGGGAAGGAGAATATAGTAATATATAACTTCCCTGATGAGCCTACAGATATGGCTCTAGATGAAGTCATTAGAGGTGTGGGCTGTGTCTCTAGAGATTCAATCCAAGCTATTGGTAATGATTTATACTTCTTATCTGATACAGGTGTAAGGTCTTTAATTAGAACTGCAGAATCAGACAAACTACCTCTTAAGGATGTATCTGCTACTGTTAAAGATGAGATTATATCTCACGTTAAAGCATCTACTAATGTTAAATCAGCTTACTATTATGCAGAAGGCTTATATTTATTATCTTTCGTAGATAGAAATGTAACCTATGTGTTCGATATACAATACTTAACTCAAAATAGGGAAACACCTAGAGTGACTAAGTGGACTTTTGCTGAGGATAGACATCCTGCTAGTATGATTTATTCTGAAGACTATGGTCTACTGGTGGGACAACATACAGGCAGAGTAGCTGGTTATGAAGGTTATTATGATATAGATTATAGTGGCTCTAGTGTCTATGTAAATAATCCTTATACTGGTAGTCTATCTACTGTATGGATGTCATTGAGTCCAGAATTAGAGAGAGCTTCAATCCTAAAGAGATTGATTATGGTTATATCAGGTGGTCAAGGTACTGATGTTGGTTTACGCTTATATAAAGACTTTGAGTTAGCACCTAAGCTATCACCTACATTTAAACTTAATCCTGCTCTAAGTGGCTCGCCTCATCTCTGGGGTGCTTCTACTTCATTATATGCCACATCTAAATATGCACCTATACACGGATTAAGAGAACATTCAGTACCACTATCAGGCTCAGCTAAGTATCTCAGAATTGAGATGGATGGTGTAACTAAAGGGTATAAGGCTTCCCTTCAATCATTAGCTCTATTATTTAAACACGGGAAAACAAGATAATGTCGAATTATACAATAGCAGTAAGTTGGTCAGGTAAAGATGCACTCGCAGACTCTGATGCAGCTAAGGTAATATCAGGAGATGATTTTGATACTGAATTTACAGCGGTGAGAACTGCAGTTAACTCTAAGGCAGATGTTAATGGTGATTCAGCAGAGAACTTCGTAGCTAACTTAATGACGGCTACTACAGCGACTGTAGGTGGCGAGGAAGTAATCACTATCGACACACCACAAACATTCACTAAGGCTCATCCTACGGCTTCTGAGACTATATCTTTAGCTTCTAGTCAGACAGCTAATTTATTGAATACAGATACCTTCATAGTTAATGTACAAGGTGATGGTTATACTCTAAGTGTCTCTAATCAAACAGCAGGTGCTAAGGCAGACTTCATCATTAAGAACCAAGGTGCTTATGATGTAACCTTTAGTGCTGACTTTAGTTTTAATGGTGGTAATAATCCTACTATCACTTCAGGTGCTAGTAAATTTGATTTAGTTCGTTGTGTATCAGATGGTGCTACTATGTTCTGTACTATAGATACTGACCTAACATAAGGCAACTCTAATTATGAATCCATTTGAAGCCGCAGAAGCAGTAGCACATCCAGAGAGGTATAATAAACCTATTATGGATGAAGAAGGCAATAGAGTAGAAGATACTTCATTGTCGGCAGGGGGTGTAGACCCTAATTCAGTGAATAACTTCGCTCAATTAGCTGAACTACTAAATACTAATTCTATGTCTGCAGGTTCTTTAGGTGGTAGTCCTAGTTTAGGAGATACTTCTAATATATTCAACAATCCTTTTCCAGGTGAATCAGGTCCAGTGGCAGATAGGCAGGTAGTTAATTATAATAATCCTGTCTCTCAGAACCCTTTCTCTAGCCAGCCTACTTATAACCCTAATACAGGTACTTCTAGAACACTACCTAATAGTTCTTTTAGTTTTGGCTCATCTAATAATAATAACTTCTCTGTAGGTAGTGGTACAGCAGGTATGTTTGATTCTGCTGGTACTAATATCAGTAACTTCTTGAGAGATACCTTCGGTAGTTCTTATAACCCTGACTTTGGTACTACAGCTACTGCTGGACAAGGTAGTGTAGATTGGGGAACTAAAGATAGAGCCTTTGACTTCGGAGGTAAGTTATTTAATGATGGTAAAGGTCTACAGACTCCAGGTTGGACTAAAGATGCACTAGGCTTCGCTAAAGCAGCAGGTTATAATACTTCAGGTATAAATCAAGGCTTAGCTTTAGCTAACCTATCAGGCAATAGTTTATTTGATTATGCCGCAACACGCTCAGGTAATCCTTATGTAGGTATGCTTAATGATGACTTCTCTCAGAGAGGTATTATGAGCAAAGCCTTAGGGTTTAGTAAGGTCCCTTATGCTAGTGGTATTATGGGTGCTTTAGACTACTCACAAGGTTACAACAACTATGGTGCTCTAGGTAGTACGATTGGTAGTTTATTTGGTCCTGTAGGTTCTTTTGTAGGTGGTTACTTAGGTAAAAATGCTCTAGGTTTCAATAAAGAAGAAGGTGGAGAATATGGTGGATATGGTTTCACTAACTACATCAATGATAACTACTCAGGTGCTGGAAGAGACTACGCAGAAGCTTCAGGTTTTAAAGTAGGTACTCCAGAGTTTGATTATGCTATTAAAGGTTTTGAAAGCCTACAGAGACAAGCAAATAGTGGTAAGAATACACAAGGACAACAAGAGTTAGTAGATAAATGGAATAATAAGTATTTAGCTCGTATGGAAGAGGAACGAGCCGCAGCACAAGAAGAATATAATGCTGAGACTAGAGACTTCGGTGCTCCAGGTGATGAATTATATAGAAAAGATGGTATTACTTATAGAAGCTCAGACCACAACTGGAATACTCCTTCTGGTAGTGAGTTAACAGCAAATGGTTACACTTGGGATAGTAACTTAGGTTCTGTAGCTGAAATGAAAGAAGAGACAGGATTAGGGACTAAAGAGTTTGACCCTTCACATCCAGACTTTGCTTGGAATGAAGGTGATGCTGGAGGATATGGTGAAACAGATACTTCTGAAGGAACCACTGCTGGTGACTATATGGAAGGGGGTTTCTCTAAAGAAGATATGGATTTTGCTACAAGTTTTGATAGTGATGATGGGGATGGTACTACAGATTCTAGTGATGACCCAGGTGGAGATGATGATGATGCTGGTGGTTGGTCTTTTGATGATTCATCTTCTGACTCAGGTGGTGGTGACTCAGGTGGAGGCGGTGGTGGCTCTTATATTGCCACTGCAGTTACTCAAGCACTAGGCGAAGAAGGATTAACTATCTTTGAGAACTGGAGAGATTATATGTTTACTGCTCTTCCTACCTTTAAGACTTCTTATGGTCGTTATAGAGTGACAGCACCTAAGATTGTTACTGCTATCGATAAGAAGAAGAATGCAAAAGAAATATATAACTACATCTGGGATATGCACTTAAAGCCTATCTTTGATTTGATTAGAGAAGATAGAGATAGTGATAAAGCACTAAAGGATTATAAGAAGATGGTTAGAGAATTACAAAATAAGTTTTTAAAGAACAAGGAGAAAGCATAATGGCTTGGTATGATGTATTTGATGATGATGAGTATGGCGATGACGATGGTTGGGGTATCACTTATGATACTTCTTTTGAAGACCCTTGGTATGATGATTATGGGGATAGTTTAGATGCTTCTTTTGATGCAGGGGATACTTCTTGGTATGAGGACTTAGGTTCCTACTCTTCTGACCCTATATCAGACCGATGGGATACAGGCTTCGGTGGTCAAGCTAATGAGTACACAGGCATCGGCAGTACATTAGGTGGTATTGGGAGCACATTAGGTAAATACACTGGCTCAGGTTCTTTCTTAGGTGGTCTCCTTGGAGGCGATGACGGCTCTATTGGTGGTAAAGATGTTATGGGCTACCTAGGTGCAGGTTATGGTGCTTATATGAAGGGTCGTGAGAATGACCGTTATAATGAGATGATGCAACCTATGACTAACCTCTACAAAGCACAGGCTGCAGATGTACAACGTAGACGTGACAATAGAGACTCTAATCTAGCAGGTGAGTATTCTGAGTGGGAAGGTTTAATGCAACCACAGTGGGATAGAAGAGACCAGAGAGCAGACAACTTACGTCAGGCTCAAGGGCAGACACAAAGTTCTACTTCAGCTTGGAATAGAGCTGCTAGTGAACAGGCGAGAGATGCTACTAAATTAGCTGCTAGACGTGCGATGTCAAAGGATTATGATACACGTACAGGAATGTTAGGTGGTCAGTTATCAGGGATGAATCCTGCTGTACAAGCACCAGGATACATAGGAAGACAAGAGAACCCTTACCTACAGATGTTAGGTCAGTCTACGTTCTTCGGTTAAAGTTAATAGGAGATTAAGATGGGAATGTTTGATGCAGGAAGCAAAAGACTAATGACTGCCGATGAGGCAGCAGGTGCAGGAGCTGATTTATTATCTAATCAATTAGCACCAGGTATCAAGAGAATGACTGGTTATGAGTCACCTAAGAGACAGGCTATGGCTATCGCTGATAAGGCTGATTTAAGCTCTATGTCTTCTATTCAGGATACATATAAACAGATTCAACAGATTAATCCTACAGCTGCTACAGCGTGGCTTAAGGATGTAATGCCTATCGCTAAAGAAAAGACAGCTAGGCTACAACAAGCACAGGCAATTAGAGATTCTAGAGGTAGTATGCAGAAGGCTGTGGAGTTTTCAGCCTCTTTAGAAGGTGGTTGTGCCCCTGGAGATATAGAGTGTCTACAGAGAGCACTTAGAGTAGCTTCAGAATATAAACACAGAAGTCCTGAAACTGAAGGTGCTCGTCAGTTAGCTAAGGAACAGGCGAAATCTTGGGCTACAATGACGGAGGTTTCTGCTGTTGAGGCTAAAGACTCGAGTAGAAGAGAAGCCACTATCGACCAAAGTTTAGCTATCTTAGATAGTAATACAGTGTATACAGGTCCTGGTGGTTCTCTAGTTAATATAGCTCAGAATATTGGTGCTATGTTAGGTGTGGACTCTTCTGTTATCTCAGCAGCAAATGCTAAGCAATTCTTATCTAACTCTATGACTACAGTTATGGAATGGGTGAGTCAAACTAAAGGTGCTATCTCTGATAGAGAGATGAGGGCTTTTACCGCTGCAGCTGAAGGTTTATCTACATCAGAAGGTGGTAATAGACTACTACTAACTACACTTAAAGAGGTGGCCTCTTACAACCAACGTGTCAACCAAGAGTTAAGTAGTTGGTATATGAAAGAGAAGAGAGAGCACTTAAAACGTAGTCCTACCACACCATTCGTTCCTGATAATTATGCTTGGGAGATACATAGGTCGAAGTGGAATAAAGGTTTAAACCCTCTTACAGGTAAGGTTAATGGTATTAAATTCCCTACTGCACAAGAGATAAAAGCAGCGATTGGTTCTTCAGGAGCCGCAGAATCTGCAGGTGCTAATTTAGGTGATGGCGTAACAATCATAAACGTAGACTAAGGAGCTATATGGCTAATAAGAATTTCACTTTTAATAACTCTGTCTATGGCAGAAACATAACCCTCTCTGCCCCTGAGGATTCCACTGAGGAGTTCTTAATGGAGAAGTATAACAAAGCGAATAAGAAAACTTACTCAGGAGATTTAGTCTTTGATGACCTATCTCAAGATGAGAAATACATTAAAGATGCTAAGATAAACTACAAACGTAGAGAAGGCAAAGAATGGAAGGGTACTGACAATCAGCTAGTAGAAGAGCAGTTTGAGTATTGGAACTATGTAGATAACAATCTAGTTTCAGGTGCTACTTCAGCTTACGACTTCTCTAAGATGGAGAAGGGAGATAAACAGAGAGTAATGAGACTTTTTGACATCTATGATAGAACGAATATGACTGGCGATGGCTCACGTCCTTTTTGGGAACAGTTGAAAGGTGTAGGTAAGGCGGTAGTGACAGACCCTACTAATCTAATTGGTGGTGCAGGGATCTGGAAGTTTATAGGTAAATCAGCTACTAAAGGTTTAAGTAAAATAGCCCTCCAAAAGGTTTTATTTCCTGCAGCTATAGGTGCTACTTGGAGTGCAGTTTCAAATATTGAGAGACAATCCCGTGAAGTAGCTTTAGAGAAGAAAGGAGGCATCGAAGGTAGTGAAGTAGGCACAGCAGCACTCACAGGTGCTGTCTTAGGTCCTGTTGCAGGTGTAGTCACTCGTAATGTAGGTAGACTAGCAGAACAAGTACCTAAAATAGCTAAACTTGCGAGTAAGAAAATTAGACAGCAAGTTAAACAAGATGCTCAGACTATGTACGTGAAGACCTTAGGTGGTGGTTCACCTTCTGCCCAGAGAGCTGTAGGTGAAGAATTAGCAGAAACTATAGGTAAAGGTGACTTCGCAGGAGGTACTACAGGTGCTTTTGATATTCTAACTAAGAAAGCTGGAGAAATTAAAAGTAAGTTTGTTGAGCGATATACAGCCTTAGGTGAATTAAACATTAGAGGCTCACAACTAAATAAGTTTGTAGTCGATATGGAAGAGGCTGGTATTAACATACCTGCTGCTAGAGATGTACTACAGATGTTAGGAAAAGGAGAGTATACTAGGACTGAAGCTCTTAGAGAGTTAAGAAGTATTATGTCTGATACTCTTAATGATGCCTATAGGGGTGTAGGTGATATGCCTAAGAGATGGCGTATCTTAGTACCCTGGGAGAAGAAGATTAAGAAGTTATTCTTAGACTCAGCTGCAGGTGCTAATAAATTAGAGAAGGCTACTCAGTTAGATTCTCAGTATAGCCAATGGCAGAAGTTTCAGAGAAACATCAATGGTGGAGGGAAAGACATCCTAAACGCTGGTGCAGAGAAGACTAAGCTAGACACCCTCATCACAAGTTTAATTGCCACACCTTCAAAGTCATTATCTAAATGGGAGAAAGTAATATCTCAGGTAAATAAGATGGGTAAGTGGTCGAAGGATGAAACATTTGCTCCTGAGATGCGTAAGTTTGTACTTGATGCTGTCAAGAGTGAGTTGTTTCAAGGGAAGAAGCCTAAGATTCTTAGGTTTATGGAAGATGATACAGGACTAAAGACACTAAAGAACCTATTCCCTAAGCAGAAGGTAATGTTAGACGACCTCTCTGTAATTTATCGTAATGCTTTGGAAGCAGGTAATAACTCTGTTCCTTTATATTGGGGCAGAATCATCCCTGCTATCTTAGGCTCTACTGCAGGTGGTATGACAGGTGGTCCTGCAGGTGCAGCGATTGGCACAGCGGCTTCACTGAAAGGTATTGAGGCCGCAGTTAACTCTCCTTTCTTCCGTAAGATGGCTATGAATGCCTATAAGAACGGTAAGGTTAATGAGAAGACGGTTAATGGTATGATGAAGTGGTTAGAGAAGAAACTTAAGATAGGACCAGATCAGCTAAAAGCTATCCGACAGAACTTAGTAGGCACTGCTGTTATAGGTGGAGGAGCTCTAATAGATGAGTCTACCACAGGTGGACAGTATAGTAAAGAAGCAAAAGAAGCAGTAGCAGCTTATTAATAATAATAATAAGGAGTAATAAAGATGGCACAGGAAGGAATGTTAACAGGTAAATCAAAATACCCTAAAGTAATTCAAGATTTATTAGACAAAGCAAAAAATAAAGAAGAAGTACAGTCAATTTTGAAGATGTATGAGAAGATGTATAAAGGTGGAGAGTTCATTACAGATATTAATGTAGACTTTTAAGGTTTAATATGGGCTGGTACACTGATATTTTAGACAACTTAGAAGCCCCTGGGGTCACTATGTTAAAGACAGCAGGTATGTTCTATGATAAATCACTACCTATAAAAAAATATGTAGATAACTTAACTAATATAACAGGTAAGACCACAGTTTCTTTAGATGAATTAAGCCCAGGTGCTAAGACGATGCTGGGAGAGATGATAAAAAAGTATGGTGAGGGTAATTATGATTTATCTACAAAGAATGGTAAGGGTTCGGAGTTTGAACCTGAAGGTTTTGGGGGTTTTATCAATCAAGCCTATCATCCTTTTGGGGAATTAAAAAATACTTTTGGTGCTTTTGATATTAAGTTAAATAAAGAAACAGGTGAATTTGAATTATTGGATAAATATGATTGGGACATAGAAAATCATAAGGATACTAACGTATATACTTCTGATAAGCTAAATAAAGTAGCTAAAATAGCCACTTATCCTCAACAAGTAAGAGAATTTTTAGGAGTAGAGCCTAAAGAAGGTTATGTTATGAGGACAGGTGTGACTAAAGGTATGTTAACTGAGAGTAACTAATGTTTAGTCTTCTCCTGAATACTAACAAAAGCATCATCTATATGTAAATAACCTACTTCCTTGTCTATCCAATTGCTCCTTCCGAACTCCGTGTTTGCAGGGAGCTTTTTATTGTGCCACTTAAAGTCATACCCTTCATCATCCATAGCCTTAGGGTCAAAGATATAGAGCTTGTGTCCATCTTTAGTAGGCATAGTTACAGCATATAAGAATACAAAATCATTCTCTTTGGCGAACTCTACGTTCCAGTCATACTTCATCTTCTCTAAAAGAGTATCATCATAGTGTTTCTTCCTACATTTAATCTCTAACATCACACCTAGATCTGGGTCGAAGGCATCATATCTAGAGAACTTATCATTCATAGGTTCAAAGTTATATTGTGCCTTGTTCAGTAGTTTAATTACTTTCTGTTCATTCATCTCATAACTCCTTTACCGTGATGTCCTTTAGGGTGCCCACCTCCTGATGTACGGAATGCTGGGGTAGACATAATCTGTCTAGTATTCTCACTACCACATTTCCTACACTTACCACCATCTGTTCTCTGCACCATCGGTCTACTTCTCTCATACTTGTGGTCACAATCATTACACATATAGTCATACAACATTCTACATCCCCTCCTTTTCTTCGTCATCATTCCAACCATCTCTTAAGTCACCAAACTCACCACTATCTTCAGCTAACTTCTGAAGCTTAGCATAGTAGTCCTCTTCCTCTACTACCTTTAGCCCCTTCTTAATCATACTGACTGCACCTATCTGTACCAGTGCATCACTGTCTTCATCACTGACTTCCCAGGTATTACCCTTAGCCTTGTCCTTAATTTCATCAGGTACGTCCTCGTAA